AGAGTTGCTCCTAATGCTGCCCAGGGAATTTGACTTTTACTCATACAGAGTAAATTTGAAAATGAGCATGAAAGGTCGGACGGAAAGGTCGTTCGACACGAGTCACGTCCTGATTGGCGGAATTATAGAGAGTTGTACTCCGTGTAGGCGCGAAAATCTCCCAAACCATTGGTCCGATTCCCGCTAAGTGGGATTGACTACTGAGTAGTAAGGTTGGCCAGATGGCCAGACGCCTAGGTAATACTAGCTAGGCGTCTGGTGGTCATTTCCTTTTTTGCCAAGTACATGACAAATGGTGAGCGATCAAGAGGTTGGTGTTGGACGCTTAACAACCCCACCGGTTGGGATACAACCGATATCGAGCGACTTATTGAAGCAGCGCAATATGTATGTTACGGCAAGGAAACGGGTGAAAACGGAACGCCTCACTGGCAAGGATATTGCTACTTCAAGGAGAGAAAATCTTTCATCCAGTGTAAAGACTTTATTCCAAGAGCCCACATCGAAAAACAACGTGGTTCTTGTGAGCAAGCAATCGAATACTGCCAAAAAGATGGCGATTTCCGTGAATGGGGAACACGTCCTCGTGGACCAGGGGGACAAAAATCCCAATGGAAAGCGGTGCTCGAGCTTGCAAGAAAAGGGAACGTCCAAGAGATTGAAGAAAAATACCCATCTATATTTTTGCGATATCATTCAAAGTTACTTGGACTTTACAGACCAGAACGTCCGATCGTTCTATCTACTTTGGAAAATGAGTGGTGGTATGGGGCAACCGGAACAGGAAAGTCAAAACTCCTCTGGGAAAGATACCCAGACCATTATCAAAAACCCTTAAATAAGTGGTGGGATGGATATGATAATAATGATACGGTTGCTATTGAAGAGTGGTCTCCTAAAAATGAAGTGACTGCATCGTTATTAAAGATTTGGGCAGATCGATATCCATTTTGTGCTGAAGTGAAGGGAGGGACTTTACAAAAAGTACGTCCTAAAAGGATTATTGTTCTATCTAATTTCAAGCCTGAAGAATGTTTCACAAATGATCAAGATTTACTTCCGATAAGACGTAGATTTAAAGTAGTTCATTTTGCGAATGTTTAATTGGAGAATATATGTTAACAGTTCCCTATTAACCTTAACCCTAACCCTTAGGGGATATAAAAAGGGCAATCTCGGAATAACCGAGATTGCAAGCCAAGTTAGTTTGCAGCGTTTGTTAGATTGTATGTGGCTCCGCCGAGTCTTTCTCGGTCTTCATTAAAGCCCTCAACTTTGTACTTGTACACACGAGTATTTCCAACTGTGAGTTGACATTGAAAAGTGTTGGGTGTAGCGATAGTTCCAACTTCCAGTCCAGGAACAAGTTTGTAGATGAGAAAAATCATGCGGGTCCAGCCCTTTTGATTCCATCCATCGTTTTTGTCAAGAGTTCCAAATGTTGTGACATGTCTTTTAGGATCTCTGATTTGGTAGGTGATAGTTTGGTTATTGGGAATAAAGTATTTTGTTTTTTTCCATATTTTCATTCCGAATCTCCCAATAGAATTTCCGAATTCGAAAGGAGTAGCGCCACGATCTTGAATTTGAATTCCAGAACCAGTGCCTCCAATTTCTTTTGTATCATAAGCATTAAGCATTGAAGATATTTCATTATGAGCAGTTGCGTCATCAGCTGTGTCTTTTCTACATGATATTTCATACATATCAAGTTCAATTGCGGCACGACCGTCGAGAGCAGGTTGGTTTGCAGTTTGGGTGAATGTTGAAGAATTACGAATTGTAATATCCATCACAGCAGATGTAAAAATCATCTTCGTAGATTGGTCTACTGTGCCGCCAGCAGCAGCAGTAGGATTACCAGTGTTTTCTAACTGACTGATAAGTCTTAGATCATTTAAATAATCTTTTCCTCCATTGCTTGCTCCATACAATGCGAGAGTTAAACAACTTTGTAAACCAGTTGTTGTTTGAGTTTGATTTATTGTATCATTCCATAATACTGTACGAGTTCCAAGTTCACGTTCAGACACAGCGTTCACTTTCTTCACAAATGATTTCCAACGTCGACGCATACGACGTGGCATAGACTTTTTCCGATAAATAAGTCTTGTATCAGAGTTCGTTCCTCCGAGAACTCCTCCTTGAGAATTGTACTTTCTCTTGTACAATACTTTAGTTCTACCGCGTGAAACGCGGGCACGACGAGCTCCACGAGATGCAGCTCTAACTGTAGCACGTTGTCTCAAACGTGCAGATTGAGGTGCTCCATACAAATTATATCTTCGTGCCATTAGAGTTGCTCCTAATGCTGCCCAGGGAATTTGACTTTTACTCATACAGAGTAAATTTGAAAATGAGCATGAAAGGTCGGACGGAAAGGTCGTTCGACACGAGTCACG